GTGGTGGCGAGGGATCCGGCGCGTGCGCTGCCGGCGAGGATCGGCAGCCCGGACAGGACAAGCAGCAGCGCGACGAGGACCTGGTGCGGGTGCCGGCGCGCGGCGATGCGGGTCACGAGTCCACCGCCACACCGGCCTGCTCAGCGACCTTCACGAGAGCTTCCAGCAGCGTCCTCTGCACCTTGTCCTTGTTCACCGCGTAGCCGGGGTACATGTAGCGGCCGCCCTTAATGAACGGTCGCTCCACCGAGTCCTGCCGGCCGACGCGGCCACCGAAGTCGAGCCACGCGTAGTACGGGGCCTTCTTCGACCCCGCGCTCACCCGCGCCGAGGTGCGGGTGGACTTCGTCTTCATGGTGCCGGCCGCGGTGCCGGTGAGCACGGGGACCTTGGGCTGAGCCCAGTTGACGACGATCTGGCCGGCCTCGTTCGAGGCGAGCCGTAGGCCCTTGGGCAGGTCGGAGTCGAGCTTGCGGAGGTTCCGGGAGAACGCAGCCAGGCCCTCGATTTTGATCGGTTCGATGAGGGCCATCGTGGTCACCCGCCTCTCTTCGCCATCTCCATGCGCTGAGCCTTGCGGCCGTAGTAAACGGTCCACGTGACGTATTCGTCGTTGTCCATCGTGGCCCGCAATTCAGCGACGGTCATTTTCAGTTCCTCGGCCAGGAAATACTCGAACTCCAGATCGGGATCATCCGCTAGCGCTTTTGTATGCCGACTTCTCGGCACGCTCCTTCAGCCCGGAGATGTCCATGACCGCATCGATGACATCCTCGATTTCCAGCGCGGGGGAGTTCTCCTGCCACAGTTGGATATCCTTTTCGGCCATCTCCGGGTCGACCATCGCGTAGTTCAGCATCCGCCGTTCGAATAGTGCGGGGTCGTTGCCCAGTTTCCGGCACGCGAGCACCTCGGCGCGGGTGAGCGCGCGCACGACGACCGTGCCGGCCTCCACCGGGACCTCGGTGGTCTTGGCGGCCTTGTCGCGGGTGGCGGTGAGCTTCGCCTTGTCCATGGTCATGCCCCCTGCGCTGCGCTGGTCACGTCGTCGGATAGCTGCAGTTCGGCGGTCCACTGGACCATCTCGGCGACCGGGCTCGACTCGTTGTAGGCGGTCACCACGACGTCGACGGTGTCCTCGGGTTTCCCGGCGCCGGTGCCCTCGGGGCGGAACACGAACTCGACGGTGGCGCCGATGAGCGGCTGGATCACGGCGCGCGGCCCGGTGACTGCTGTGTTGTCGTAGATGCCGCCGATGGTGGCGGAGCCGTCCTTCAGGCCACCGGCGTACGTCTTACTGTTCTTGCCGTAGGTGGTGGTGTCGAGCGCGTCGGCGGACCGGTTCATCGTGGTGGAGTTGGTGAACGCGGTCAGGTCCTCGCCGTCGAGGCTGATGTACGTGTTCTTGCCGTGGACGAAGGCCATGATCAGGCCCCTTTCCCTGTGATGTCGACGGTGAAGGTGGCGCCGAGGTAGTCCACGGCGGCGATGGTGATCACGGCGAAGTCGACGGAGGTGACCCGCGCGCTGTCGAATGCATCCGTCTCGCCGGCCTCGACAGCGGCCTTCACGCTTCGCTCGCCGGAGCCGTCTGCGTAGCGGGACAGCTGCAAGTGACTGGACCGGGCGTCGAGCTTCCCGACGACGACAACGATCGGCACGGTGAGAGCGTCGGCGCCGCGGCCGTAGGCGGCGTCGTAGGTGTACTCGTCGGGCAGCCCCACGGACGCCGCCGGCGGGGCGACCTTGTTCGCCGTGTACGGAAACACCCGCAGACCCTCGATCGTGTCGAGCCGGTCGGCGAGTTCGCTCATCACGTCAGCGAGGTTCATCCCACCCGCACCCGCCTCCGGTAGGCGCGCAGGGTGACCGCGACGTCCGGGTCGACCCTGGCCAGCAGCCGCATCTCCGACCCCGAGTTCGGCGAGCCGGCCACACCGAACGGCGCGTCCTTGCGGATCACCAGTCGAGTGGTCTGCAGCTGGCACGCCTGCTCCACCGCGGTCGGCACGGCAGTCCACCCGAACAGTGCGGTCACCTGCACGTCGCCCTCGGCGCCGGTCGGCTGTCCGACGGCGAGCGCCGGAATGAGCAGCTCGGTCCACGCGTAGCCGCGCTCCACCGCGTTGCGCGGCCGCGCGATCACCGGATCCAGCTCGGTTTCGTAGACGCCGTCCCCGTCGCGGTCTGCGGCGGCCGCGAACCCGTCCAGCGTCATCATGTCGTCGATCGGCACGAGCCACGCCCCGCGGGAGCGGGACCACCTGGCGGTGTAGACGCGCGCCTGTGGTTCGTCGACTTTGCCGAACTGCCTGCAGCAGTGCCGGTCGATCGCGCGGGAGGCCGCGGCGATGGCGCGCTCGATCACACCGTCGTCGGCGACATCGGGGTCGTCCTCGATCGCGAGGATCTCACGGATGTCCTCGAGCGTGATGTAGTCGGGCGCCCACGCCACCGTGGCCTCCTACGCGCCGAGCCGGACGGCGGCAACGGTCAGCGCGGTGACACCGGAGTAGGTGACCGCGACACTCGCGTCGTTCACGCCCTCGTTGCTAACGGGGATGATCGCCGTATCGCCGGCCGCGACCGGCACCGCTACGCCGCCGACCGTGACGGTCTGGCTGCCGGAGTGACCGTTGATCGCGATGAGCGCCACAGTGGACAGTTCCCAGCCGCCCATGGACTTCGTGCTACCAGCGATGGTGTCGCCACCGCTGTTCGCCGCGGCGAACGTGACATCGGCGTTGCCCGCGGCGGGCACGCTCTGGACAGTGATCGCAGCCATCTACTTCTCCTGTCGTGTCTCGGGAACCCAGCCGCGCTCGGTGAGCACATGGCCCCCGGCGCGCGGCCGGGTGTCGTCGGCGGCCGGCGTGACCCGGTACCGCTTGACCGGCGTGCGCGGCGCACTCTGCGACTCGGTCTCCTCCTGGCCGGCCGGAGCGCCCTCGTCGACCGCCGGCGGTGTGGTGCCCGCCGGCGGTCGCGAGGTGGAGCGTCGCCGCGTCATCAGGACGCGGTGTGCCGGATGGCGGTCAAGCCGACCGGGCGCAGCAGCCGGGTGGCGAAGTAGCCGAACAAGCACAGGTCGATTCCCGCCGGGCCGCGACGCTCCTCGAACCGGAACGTGAGCAGCGGCGACTCCCACGCCCACACGTCGTTCGAGTTGAACACGAGGGCATCGGCGTCACCGGAGGTGTTGCCCGTCATCGACCACGCCGGCTGGAACGGCAGTCCGTCGACGAACCAGCCCTGCGTGACCGCGTTGCCCACACCAGCGGTGTTGACCGCGCCGACCGACGGGAGCAGCGGCCGACCGTCCGTGCCCACCGCGGTGGCGAACCCGCTGGTGCCCTCCTGGGAGAGCATCGCCCGGTTCGGTGCGGCGAACCGGCGGAACGGGTACAGCGCGAGAGCCTGACGGACCCCGGCGATCAGCTCATCGCCCTGTCCCGAGGTGGTGGCGACCTGCGCACCGGAGGGCACGAAGCCCGAGGTGATGGATCCGCCCTGACCGTTGGCGCCGTTCAGCTCGGCGTAAACCTTGGCCTCGGTCTGCTGCGAGTAGCTCTCCTGCATCGCCTGCATCGCGATCGCGTCGATCGCCGGGTTGGCGCTGTCCAGGATCTCGCGGGTCAGCTCGAACAGCCCGGAGACCGCGCCCGGCGTGACGGTGATGGTGTCGATGTCCATCGTCCCGTCGGTCGGGTTGACACCCTCGACGTGATCGGCCGTCATGCCGCTCGAGCTGACGAACTTCGGCAGCGTGAACGGGGTCGCGTCGGTCAGCGCACCGCGGCTCACGGCCTCGACCAGCGTCCGGCCCTTCATCAGCTGCGTCACGTACAGGTCCGGGCGGTAGCCGGGCGGGATCACCGCGGCCGCGCTGCCTGTGTCGGCACCGAACATCAGCGCGTCGTTCGCCTTCTCCGCGAAGTCCGCCGTCTGCTTTGTGTACTTGGTGAGGCGCTCCCGCGCTTCGATGTCGTTCTCGGTGCGCGCCTTCCACGCGTCCCGCACGAAGCTCGGACCCGTGCCGCTGAGCGT